GCTAACCTGCCGAAAAGGATTGGCATAGCGCAGGGAAGCAAACGCATCATCATAAATAACGCGACCACCAACATTAGAACCAGAACCAGTTAGTGCGCTTGCTTCGCGCAAGTTAACTGTTGCTTGCCCTTCTTGCAGGGCTTCTTTGATGCCTTGAATAACTGCGCTATTGTCCATTTTCCTTAATTCCTTTTCAGCCCAAGATTTGCCCGGATCACCACCCCATAAAGCCCACGCGATACGCCCCGCAGATGGGTAGCCATCTTCGCCCGGACTCCACCCTTTACCTTGCTTATCTACTTCATGCCTAGCAAAGTAACTAACCATTCTTGCGATTGTTGCACGGGGTAAATCTTTCCCGTTTGCAATATCTCGCGCCCTTGCCACACCCACTTCTGTGCCACCCCTGCCAAACTCTTTGCGCCAATCTAAACCCCTTCGGGCTTCGGCTTTCATTGCATCGGTTGGCTTTGGCATATCTATCCTATTTGAGAAAGGGGGGCTTGCGCCCCCCAATCTTTATTACGCGCCCGTAGCGGTTGAACGATAACGAACAATAGCGGCGGGATCAACAACAGAACTGCAAAGACGCTTTTCACCAAAGAAAGTGATGAAGCCCGGTGCAGTCTGGTCATAACGGCGCAGAACCATGTTCAGACGATCAACGATAGTATGACCACGGGTAAAATCGCCAAAGAACATCGGGTACTTGGAAACCGTACCAGCCAGCGCACCAGCGGCAATCGGGGTGTCAACATAAGCATTGACCACTACATCGTAGCCAAGCAGTTTGCCAACGATACCGTCATAAACCAGCGGCGACATTCTTTCAAACACCGGGGTGTTGTTGTCATCAACAAGCCCACGAATACCAGCCAGCATAGACGGGCTAATCATAAACTTGTTATTTGGCCCCCAGTATTGTTGCGGCAGGGCATGAATGAAATTAATAATGTCGGCAAAAACAACATTATTAGCCGATGCAAAACCGTTGGTTGTGATCTGGTCATAAGTAGCAAGGCTATGCAGGCCAGAAGTTGCGCCAGTACCGGAAGTACCAAAAGCGTATGCAGAAGTTGTGCCGCCTGCATAAGTTCCGTTAGCACCGGGGTAGAAATCCAGACCACGCAGACCATTCGTGCCACCAGTAGCGGTGGTGGTAGAACCAGATTGGTCATTATTCTGAATCATTGATGCGCCTTCGGCTTGACTGAACTCAACCAGCATATCGTCAACCACATTGGCTTCCAAACCATCAATATCATCTAGCGCGGCGGTACGAATCGGGAACTGGACATTCAGGTCTTGAAGCGTCAGTTGCCAAATCGTTGTGCTTTCAGTAGTAGCCGCACCGTTGTTCTGAATGGTGTAGCCCCATGCCGCACCAGCGTTTCCGGTCTTAGCGCGGAACTGGTAGGTTGCGCCTTCGGTGGAAACATTGCGGGAAAGGCCGCGCATCGGGTTAGCAAGACGCAGTACATGGAATACTGGGTCATAGGCAGTACGGCCACCAACGCCAGCACCGGAACCCGTCAGGGCAGATGCTTCTTTCAGGTATGCGTCATACTGATCGGCAGACTCAAACAGTTTGACTTCTTTTTCCAGTTTATCGCCCTTGCTAATAAACTCTTTCAGTTGCGATTTAACCATGCGGTTAACTTCGCCCTTAATGGTTTTAGCAGGTGCGGCAATAATTGCGGGTGCTTTAACTTCCGCAACTTTTGCTTCTAGCGCAGAAATCTTTTCTGCTACTTCTGCTTTAACTGCTTCAACTGCTTCTGCAATCTTGGCTTGGTTAGCCTGTTCGATTGCATCAAGTTTTTCAATTACTTGTTGCATTTTGGTTTCCCTTTTTAAATGCGTTTAGAAAGTGCCTTGCTTAGTTCCCGCATTTCAATTGCGGCAACTAATTGGGCTTCCATATCCACCGCATCCGTATCGCACGAACTTGGGGTTTCCTGATCGCTTGCAACAATAGTTACCGTTTCGCCTTGCACCAATTCGCTTGGTACTGCGTTACGATTTTCTTTGATGATGCGCTTCAGAATTGAAGATGCGGTGGTTGCATCTTTTCGGGAAAGCCCTGCTTCACGCAAGACCTTTTCGATTACGCGAACATTTGGATTGCCTTCGGCATCAAATGCTTCTAGTTTCATTACTTCGGCTTGCGGGTTATTAGGGTACATAACCACCGATACTTCGCGCAAACCGCCTTTTGTAATTTGGAAATAAGATTCTTCATCATCATCCCCTTCAATTTTGTTACCTTCGGCATCTACCCAACAGGCTTCTTCTGCGTATGCACCAACGGATACGCCACCAAACATATTGGGAGATTCTTTCATTACGGCATATACATCTTTGCCGCCTTGGGTATTTAGAAATAATCTGCCTTTAGCGGTCATTCCATCATCTTCAAAAGCAAATTCGTACCACTCGCCAATGGGCATACCCATATCGTTATGGTTTAAAAACATTGGCAGGGGTTTATTTTCGGCATGGAATTGTTCTGCCCATTCCATAAAACCTTCAGGCTGATAATTAAACTTGCGCCCATCTGCGCCTTCTCGCGCACCCCAAGTAGTAACCCGCGCTTCCATCATGCCGCTAGGCGCGGCAGATTCGTTTGCGTTAACCTTTAGTTGGGCTTCGCAAACAAACTGGATATTTTTCATTTATCACCCCATTGTTAATAGATTGGTTGTCATCTTTTATCTTGTGGGGCTTCACACTTTTTGGCAGTTTAACATTTGACCTCTTTATTTTGGAAGCCAATTTGTCAACTATTTTATTTTGAAAGTTCATGTTTTGCCAATGTTTGCGCGTAGCGTTTGATTGCCGCCACCGCCCCCGGTGTCTTGTGGGCTAGACCCCGGCACGGGTTCATACTTACCGGGTTCTATTTTTAGAATATCGCCATCTTCTACTTTGGGCATATTCAAGTATTCACGCGCTTCATTAATAGTCATAACGCCTGCGGTTACTGCGCTATTAACAAAGTTAATCTGATCCAATATTGCACCCTTCAAAAACTCTTTGGTATCAAACCGCACACAAAGATTTGGGTAGCCGCGCAGTAGGTGCTGGTTTAATTTTTGTTCCACATTAATCACCATTGGGTACATGGTGGTTTTGTAGAACTCATCCAGTTGGGTTTGTGTATTGTTGTACTTGGATTCACCAATACCAATCATGGCGGCAGGTACACCAAACAAGCCGCAGATACGCTTCATGGTCTGAAGTTTTAACTGTGCGGCTTCTGCATCTTGAAGCGTTAACATATCAATAGGCGTGTATTTCATGCCCTGATCCAGCAACATTCCCTGACCCGGTTTGCTTGGGTCTTGGTTGCGGGAACCAAGCATATTTGTCCACGCTTCTTTCAGCCGTGCGGCAATTTCTTTGTATTTGGCATCGGGTATAACCTGATCGGTAGTAAACATTCCCGATGGTTTAGCACCGTTTTGCATAATGTAGTTGGCATATAGGTCAATATCCTGATCCAACCCCACCAGTTCTGCCGCAAGAATACCTTTGTTAAAACCGCTAGAACCCTGCCATGCGGCTTCTTTAATATGCATTACTTGGTAATACTCTAGCGGTTGTTCTTTGCTGAACCCGTAAGACGGGGTAGATAACCGATAATAGGGGTAGCGAGTTTCGGATATACCAACTGTTATCAGGGTGGAATCTAGGTTATACATTTCCACCGGGGTTAACATTTGGTCTTTTTGGTCTTTGCGCCACCAGACAGTAAATGCTTCTCCTGTCAGGTCTAACCACATACACCATTGATACCAAAATTCATAACTGCTTTGAAAGTTATTCGGCTGGTATAAAAGATTTAAAACCTGCTTGGCTTTTGCCTTATCTCGCGTAGTAACTTTGTCTGATTGCAGGGCATCAACAAAAGTACCATCATCCATCTTTAACATAATGCGCTTGGGCAGTTGGGCCAACGCCCTTGCCTTCACGCCAACGCAAGCCATGATGGTTGAATTGCGGGTAAGCATTGACAAATCAACCTGCCGCCCCGCAACTGTTTGGCTAGAAGTAGTTACATAAAGTAACTGTTGCGCCGTTTTGCCCTGTTGGGAAACGCCATAGATTACTTGGTTTCCAAGTTGGGTCTGCCCAAGAACCGTATTAGATTCTTTTTGTAGCCCCTTTTTGCTTTTGAAAATATCAAGTATTCCCATGTTTTACCCCCATAGTTTTACGAATAATACGCTAAAAACTACGGAACCCCCAACTATTTCCAGCGGTAGGATTATCTAAACTGCAATGCATTGCAATAATCATTGCAATTATTCCATCAACCTTTGCTGATTTATCTGCTTCGTTCTTACGAACTTTGATGTTTCCGTTTACATCTTCGTACACTTCGCAGTTGCCTAACTGCCATCCAACAAAAGGGTTGCCATCATGCTTGATTTGTTTTTGCATGATTAACTTTTCCACCTGCTTACTTGGATTGTTAAGAACCGCCATGCCTTGCCCAACCTTCTTTACGGGTAGCCCTGCTTCATGTAGCCGGGCCACCAGCGCGGCGGCATTGTATGCGTCATAGCCTACTTCTTTAACAGTTCTTAATTCTTGTGATCTGTTAATAATGTAATCGCTAATCTCCCGATCATCCATAACATTACCGTCTGTTAACTTCAGAATACCGCTATCAATAGCCACCCTGAATATGTCTTGGTAATGCTTGGGTATTAGTTCATATCCCGCCTGCGGTAAGAAGAACTTAAACTCCACTTCGTAGTCATCTTCCGCAAATCGCTTTAAAAAGCAGACTGCATTTAAGTCGCGGGTAGCGGCGGCATCGAATCCTACAAATACACTTTCGGGTTCCCGCACTTCCGATATACGGCAAGCCGGATCATCCCAGTACGCCCTATCCAACCATGCCGTGTTTGCGCTAACAAATACATTAAGGGTCTTACATAAGAAATCGTTAAGGCTTGCTGGTTTATTCGCGGCTTCTTGCGCCCTTTGTGCAATGGCTTCCTGAAAAACTGATATGCCGTGCATGGGGTTGGCTTTCGCCCAAATAGCCGAATCCTTCCAATCGTCTTGCGGATCAAGCCCATAAAGTAAACCAAACCACCGGGGATTATCGGTTGCTTCCCCGTTAAGCATGGATCGGTACAAATCCATATCTTCATAGAACTTGGTTTCTTTGGTAAATGATGCAGTCGTTATGTATATCCGCAGGGGATTAGCCCTAGCCACCATGCCCGAATGTAAGACTTCGATACTGTTACGGTCAACAATCTGCGCGGCTTCATCAACGATTACGCACGATGGGTTCTTGCCATCGCCTGTCTTTTTGGTATCCCGGCTTAATGCCTTGAATGTACTTTGTATGTCGCCTGCCTTCTTAATCTCATACTTGCTGATATTAAATAAGACTGTTAACTCTTGCGGCATAGATTCCACAAATCCTTTTGCCGCATCAAAAACGATACTTGCTTGTTCCCGGTTAGTAGCCAAAGTAAAGACTTCTGCCCCGGCTTCACCGCATATCAGTTCATACAAACCAACGATTGAAGTTAATGTTGACTTGCCTGCTTTGCGCGGAATAAACAATATGACATCCCGCACCATGCGCCGGGAATGATCCTTCTTTGCACGGAATCCATAGATAGCGCAGATGAAGAAAATCTGGAACGGTTCTAAAACAACTGGTTGCCCTGCCTGCACACCCTTTGTATGTTTCAGCGCGGCGGCAAAATTAAGAATATGTTGTGGATAATCAGGATCGAATACCCATTCCCATTCTTTATTTTCGTATTGGTTAATGAAGCGTTGACAGGCTAATCGAACATCCCTGCAAACATTAACATTACCTTTACAAACTTCATGGGCGTAAGTTACGCCATCTTGCCAATTCAACCTTTTGGCCCCTTCAAGAACCTAGCCACCGCAGAATCTTCTTGCGGCTTGCTTGATGCCAAACGGCTTCTAGGGGTTAGCCCTAATTCGTTCATTAACTGAATGATTAGCGAAAGGGTTTTGTTGCGTATCGCTATATGCGGATTGGCCCCGATGGTTTTGCCTTCGTTGAACTCAGCCACTAGACCTTCTTGCCTTACTGCTTTCATACATAACACATAGGTGTCGATATGATCCGCAAGCATCGCAAGTGTATGGCGGTCTTGGTCATTACCTATGCCGTACACCTCAAACAGAAAGTTAGCGGTTTCTTCGATGAACCGGGTTCTATCCCACGCATCAGGATTAGCCAACCATTCTGCTTCGGGAATTCGCTTACGCAAATTTTCGGGAAGCGGCTGAACCCCTGCGTATTCCGGCTTGGTTCCCTCAACCAGATGCAATTCAATCGGTTTTCTGTTCATAGGTTTCGCCTATTTAACTGTTTGCACCAATAGTAATTATTAACCCCCTTAATGGCAACCCCCTTTGTAAAGAATTGGG